AGGGGGGATTGGGTGCAGGGGTAGGAATAGGGTCTTTTCCAACAGGAGAGATCCATTGGTTAAGTAGATCTCTGTCTTAAGGGCGAAATTAAAAAAAACGCCCGTATCAGCAAGGTAGTACATGGCGTTCAGTCGCTGAGAAACGAAAAAGGGTTCTTTCTGGAAGAGTGATTTTTCAGGGGAGCTGAATCAGAAGGGAGGCTGGCAGCCTTTGGGGAGGCCACCAGCCATGTGAGGGGGAATCCATGAAAACCACATCACAAAATTATTATCTCATCAGCACGGGAGTAGCACAATGGAGCTGACGATCTCGCCGAATTTTGCACAGGAACGAGCGCTAAACATGTTGCGCCGTGACTGGAAGGCAAACGACACCTTCATGGTGTACTCGCCAACCGGTAGCGGTAAAACGGGTTTGGCCGCTTTCATCGTTGCCGGGTTCGTCAGCCGTGGTATGCGTGTTCTGTTTTGTGCACCGTACACCATCCTGATTGGTCAGACGGCCAATCGCTTTGTGGAGTACGGGTTACCGGGGGATGAAATCGGTTATATCTGGGCGGATCACCCGAACTACGATCCAGCCCGTAAAATTCAGATTGCCAGCGCCGACACGCTTATTCGTCGTGTTTTTCCTGAAAATATCGATCTGCTGATTATCGACGAAGCACACCTGCGTAAAAAACGCATCCTGAAGGATATCGAACGGCTGCGCGGCAAAGGCGTAAAGGTGATTGGTCTGTCGGGTACGCCTTTTTCCCCATTCCTGGGCAAATACTATGACCGACTGATTAAGCCGACCACCATCGGCGAGTTAATCCAGCGTGGCGATCTGAGTAAATACGAATTTTACGCGCCAACAAAGCCGGATCTGAAAGGCGTAAAAACCAAGTCTTCGCTTGAATACGGCAACGATTACAACGAAACGCAGCTGGCTGAAATTATGTGTGGCTCTACGCTGGTGGGCGACATCGTACAGAACTGGCTGGAGAATGGCCGGGATCTGCCTACCATTGCTTTCTGCGTCAACGTAGCTCACGCCAATTTCCTGACAATCCAGTTTAACCAGGCTGGTGTTAACGCTGAGGTCATGACCGCCGACACTCCAGTGGATGAACGCCAAACCATCATTCACCGCTTTGAAACCGGCGCAACGAAAATCATCGTTAGTGTGGGCGTTCTGGTGGCCGGCTTCGATAGTGACGTTCGCTGCATCATCTACGCCAGACCAACAAAAAGCGAAATTCGCTGGCTGCAGGCGCTCGGGCGTGGCCTGCGCACCGCACCGGGTAAAGAGTCCTGCCTCATATTCGATCACAGCGGTACTGTGCACCGCCTCGGTTATCCGGATTCTATCGAGTATGACGATCTTCCAGGGAAGTCTGACGGCATGGAGGAAAGCGCGCGCCGCGCAGCTGAGGAACGGGCCGAAAAACTCCCCCATGAATGTTCTCAATGCCACTACATGAAACCCGCTGGTGTGTACGTATGCCCGAAATGCGGACATAAGCCGTTGGGCGGTGAGGACGTCGATACTGACACCGGACGCAAACTCAAAAAGCTGGGTAAAGACCAGCATCAGCCCACGAAGGCTGAGAAACAGGCCTGGTGGAGTCAGATCAAATTCTATCAGCGCCAGCGCGTATCGCAGGGGAAAAAGCCCGTTAGTGATGGCTGGTGCGCAAACACTTTTCGCGATCGTTTTGACGAGTGGCCTAACGGGCTGAGCGATTTCCCGATGGAGATCACACCGACTGTTTCGAATTTCATCCGGCACAAATTGATCGCTTATGCGAAAGGTCAGGAGAAGGCCAAACGTATGCAGGCGGCATCTGGTGCACCTGCGCCATCCTCCATTCGGCAAGCACAGAAAGTGATTAGCGATATCAAACAGCAGTTAGGAAAACGAGCATGAAGACGGCAGAAGCAGCAATTGGGCATTGGCCTACCATCTTTGAGCACTTCGGCCTTCCGCCGATCACTGGTAAAAACCACTTTAAAGGCGAATGTCCGGTATGTGGAGCGCGCGGCAAGCTACGTATTGACGACCGCGACGGTCGGGGGACGTGGATTTGTACCTGCGGCAGCGGTGACGGTATGAAGCTTGTCACACTGACACAGGGGAAGCCATTTAATGAGGTTTGCAGGGAAATAGACCACCTGATCGGTAATGATTTTCAGCGTGTAAAAATCCCGGTCAGCAGCAGTGCTACCAGCCTGCGTACAAAGGTTCTGAATAAGTTCGCGAAGCTGCAGCCGTTGCGTGGCACTTCTGGTGCTGCGTATCTCAACGCTCGCGGCATTTTCAGTCTGCCGCATGAAGCGATCCGCTTCAACGATAAGCAGCGCCATGCAGGAAGGGTGTATCAGTCGCTTTATTCCCTCGCCACCGACGATAAAGGAGAACTGTGCTATCTGCACCAGACATTACTCGATGGCGCAAAAAAGGCAGATATCGGCACCAGTGCAAAGCGCCAAAAATCCCTGCAGGAAGATAACTATCTTGATCACGCCCGTTCAGTGGCGATCAGGATGTTCCCGGTGGCCAGCACACTTGGTATCGCCGAAGGAATCGAAACAGCCCTCTCTGCGCACCAGATTTATAACGTAAATACCTGGGCAACCATGACGGCCAACTTCATGAGGAAATTCCGTGTTCCGGCTGGCGTTAAGCACCTCATTATTTTTGCTGACCGTGACGAGAACAGCGCTACCGGGTTGGCTGCGGCCTATGAATGCGCTCATGCCAATCTGCTGGCAAAGAATGACCTACAGCGAGTGAGCGTGTACTGGCCCGATCACGATGATTTCAACAATATGCTCATGAACGGTGATCAGGTTCGTGAGCTGGTTTTCCATAAGAAAAAGGCGGCTGCGTAATGCGTACTGATAACAACGAACATAAAGCACTATTCACCATCCCGACGGCAGCGCACAGCTCCGCCCTCGCAAACATCAAGCCTCTGCCCGAGCAACGGAGAATCACCGGGCATAAGCAGACTGACGCTTATCTTTGGGTGCTGGAGGTTATCCGCCTGAACGAACCCGCACATTTGGACGCAGCCGAAGCCGCGCTGGGGAAAATTAAAATCTCTCCAAAAGAGGCCGAGGAACGGTATTCCCGTTATCTGCTGGCGAATGGCGGCGATCCTTTCCAGGTAGCTTTCGGTACCATCGGCATGGATAACCCGGTCCGGGCTATTGAAAATGCGCGTAAGAACATCAAGAAAGCTGCTGATGTGCGCGCTACGTTCGGCAGCTATGAGGCAGCGATGGAGGACGTAGAGGCCGAGCGAATTATTAAGTCCTCTGCGAAATTCATAGATGATTATGACTGGGGATGGACTCCAGAGGAACTCGAAGCTGGCCATATTGCAGGCGGTCGTATTTTTGAGATTGACGATCAGCGTCGTGATTATGTTGATGGTTATCGTGATGTTTTGCCAGAGCCCCATACTCTCTCTGATGTTGTTCGCGAATTTGTTTACTGGGACTGGCTTTATAGCGTACGCAATGCCGCAGGCAAAGAACTCGGTTATGAATTCGGTTACTCCGAGCATCATAATTCAGTCTATGACCGCGAGCATTATCTGGAAAAATTGATGACAACAATCAAACCAGTCACACGCACAGAAGCAATGGACGTTTGCCGGTGGGTGCTGGAGAACGAGAGACTCAATGACCTAGGCGAGGTTACAAACGCCATTATCATTAATCTGGTTGGGGAGTGCGAACAATGAAGTTGGAAGCATCACTCAAACATTTCAGCCCTCAGGGAATGCATATCAGCGACGACGTGAAAGGAACCTCTCCGGATCGTATCACCGGCACCGATGTTATGGCGGCCATTGGTACCACCAGCAGCCGGGCGCGATTCGGTCTGGCTGCCTTCTTTGGTAAGGCCGGGATCAGCAAAAGCGATGAGCAACTGGCTGTACAAGCGCTGGCGCGTCATGCGATGGAAGCAGCACCGAAGAACGTGCGCAAAGCAGCTGGTGGACATCTCGGATGGTGCATGCAGATGCTCGCACAATTTGCCTTTGCTGAATACTCACGTTCGGCGGCCACCAGCGTGACGTGTCACACTTGCAACGGTACCGGACTTATTGAGGGGTGTGAGGACGTGGTTAAGTATCCAGGACTCTACAGCATTGATGGTGATGAAATTGTTGCGCCAAAAATAGAACGTGAACAGGTCAAGCGTCTTTGTACCACCTGTAACGGTAAGGGGAAACTGGAGGCCCGCTGCCGTTGTGGTGGAAAAGGTGAGGTGCTCGACCGCATCGCTACCAAGGAGCGTGGCGCACCGGTATTCAAAACGTGTGAACGTTGCTCAGGCAATGGCTTTTCTGCTGTCTCCTCTGCAACGGTACACCGCGCTATTCTGAAGCGTCTCCCGGATCTCCATCAGTCCTCATGGTCGCGTAACTGGAAGCCATTCTATGAAATGCTGATTGATGTACTGCACAAGGAGGAGAGTCGGGCATCATCAGAATTTCAGAAGGCAACCAGTAATTAATACGATCGGAACAAATGGCGACAAATTTTCGCATGATGGTGTTGACTTTGCATAAATCTGTCCTGTATGCTTCTGATTATGGAGTATAACGCCCTGTAAATAATTAATCTCAAAAAGCCCGCTACTTTGCGGGTTTTTTATTTGTGATCACTTTATTTTTTTCGCTGCTAAGTTACTGTATGTTCGTGAACAAAATTTAAGTGGTGGCATTGTGCTTTCTAACAACGAGCGTTGGGTTTCTTTTTTTGATTTTGCTTTGAGTCCTACACATCCAGCAGCGCCAAGCATTCCGATCGCTGATATTCTTACAAAGCTTAACCTGCTGGTGAATGCAGGCAATGCTGTTAAGCTTTACAACAATGGTTCTAGAGCAGTTAGAATTTCAGAAATGAAATATGCAGTCGGGGGGCCACAAGCCACGTTGCTTATTCAACTGAGCGATAAGAACGGATCAGATCCCGTTTTTGGTGAGCTTACTACAGGAAATCTACGGGTAGAGCCTAAGCTTGCAGGGGAAGGCATCGCAGTTTCTTGTCATATTGTGATTTCTACTGAAGTTGTTCCGCACACAGCAGATCATTACAAAACACTCGTTGAATCTGTTCCGGGAATAAGCAAGTCGGTTCTCGAGCCTTTTTTGAACGCAATGCTGCGAGAAGCATTCGTAGGGTGTGAGTTTAAAAATCCAGCAACAAAGGCCATGTGTCAACATAGACCAAAACTTGATATCTTCTCCCATGGTTCTCAGACGCTGATGGATGCCCTAAAAGGTGCAAAACTTCATAACGTTAAGCTTGTGAGCACAAGAAGAAAAGGTGGATTGGACCAAACGGCGTACACTGAGCTTTCAGAAAGGTCCGTAAGGTATAAAATCATTAGACAGCCGCCATTGAAAGATAAAGAAAGGTTGTTAGAGATTTTAAGAAAGAAAGGGCAGCAGTCTGGATATACCAAGGTTTCAATTAGTTACTCAAAAGATGGCAAGCAAGCCAGTTTGGATCTTGACCGTAACGAAGATGCTGCCACAAAACTGTTCACTAAAAGTGAGAGGGTAATATTAGGTAACCTCATCAACCAATGTGAAAGCACAGTACATCTGCAGCTTGAAACGAAAATGATAGGGTTGCTCTAACGGGAGTTTCATATGAAACTTTTTTCGCCGCTGAGTTATCTCCGCATCAAGCATGAGGAAAAGGACTGGTATGATTACAAAATACCAGCTGCAGTGTCTCTTATTGTCACTATTGTTTATTATTTCCATGCTAGCAAAATTTCTTTAATCGAGACTAATGGGCTCCTGCTTCAGGTTAATGGATTACTTCAAGTCTTGATTGGTTTTTATATCGCAGCACTGGCTGCGGTTTCTACTTTTTCTAGCTCTTCGATCGACGAAGTAATGGCGGGCGTACCTCCGACTCTAGTAGAGAAATTCCGAGGGCAAAAGCTTACTGTCGAACTGACGCGCAGGCGCTTTGTTTGTTACCTTTTTGGTTATCTAGCTCTTGTGAGCTTTATGTTATTTTGCTTGGGGATGATTTCTATTCTGATTGGGAAGCCTTTCCATTTGTGGCTGCTCACATTCTGGTCCCCTGATGCAATCTTGTGGCTTAAAACGGTGTTTGTTGGCGTTTATATATTCATCTTAATGAATATCATAACAACTACTTTGCTGGGACTTTACTTCCTTGCAGTTCGGTTCCACCAATCATCGCTGTAAAAAAATCTAAATACTTTGAGGCTGCCTTCGGGCGGCCTTTTTTATTTCAGGCTCACGGGAATCATCCGCTACGTGCTTTGTGTTAAATCCAGCCCGATAGACCGAACCCTACACACGGAAAATATATGTCTGATCCATTAACTGTAGCAGGTGGGGTTACCGCCGGGACTGTGGGGGTGACACTTGCTACCCTATTTCCCGAAGCAACTCCCGGCGTAATGCTTTTCTCCCTCGGAGGTGCTGCGCTCTATGTGTTGACGTCTGAGCCTCACCAGATATGGAAACAGGCGATATTCGCGATCATTTCTTTTCTGGGCGGTGTCTCATTCGCAGTGCCGATGGCGACAATTATGGCTGGCGTTATTAACTCCGCACTGAGTTTGCTGACACCACCAGTTACCATCGAAGTATCACCAAATATCGGCGCGCTGGTGTCCGCATCCATTTCGGTCGCTATCCTTCTTCGCATTTTGTCCAAATCCAAAAACGGGAGCCTTCCCGGACTGGACGGGGGGTGATGAATGACATGGGATTCGCTGATGCTTCACGCAAACGCGGTGATCTGTCTGCTGATAATGTTCCGTCTGATGTTCTTCAATAAGACGGGAAAATCTTATCGGCTGGGCGTCTCGTTGTTTGCGTACCTGATTATTCTGTCCGCCGGGTATACCGCATTCCGGATCATCCACGGTGATTACATGCAGGTCGATCCAGGTGAGTTCATGCTGAATGCGACGGTTTGCGTTGCGGTATGGCTGGCCGGTGGGAACCTGGCAAAATATGTGAGGGCAACGTAATGCAAATCAGTGATAAAGGCATCGCCCTGATCAAAGAGTTCGAAGGCTGCAAACTCACAGCTTACCAGGACAGCGTCGGCGTCTGGACGATCGGCTATGGTTGGACTCAGCCTGTCGACGGAAAACCGATCCGCGCCGGGATGACCATTAAGCAGGAAACGGCAGAGCGACTACTGAAGACCGGACTGGTCAGCTACGAAAACGACGTCTCGCGGCTGGTCAAGGTTGGACTGACTCAGGGCCAGTTCGATGCGCTGGTGTCGTTCACGTATAACCTCGGTTCAAGAGCACTGTCGACATCAACTCTCCTGCGTAAACTTAACTGCGGTGATTACACTGGCTCTGCAGACGAGTTTCTACGCTGGAATAAAGCTGGTGGCAAAGTCCTGAACGGGCTGACCCGTCGGCGAGAGGCGGAGCGCGCTCTGTTTCTGTCGTGATCACCTTTGCTGATATAAAAGCTGCATGGCGTTCGATAGCGCTGGTGTCTGTGGTTATCGTTGTTGCTGTGTTGTGTGTCCTGCTGGCAAACAGTCGATCTGACGTTGCTATCCTGAAGAGTGATAATGACGTTCTGCGAAGTGACAACACCCTGCAGGGTACGGTTATCGCTGTTCAGGCCTTCAACTTCAACCGGTTTAACCAGGTGGCCGAAAACGCCAGCCGACTTAACTCGCTGGTTGATGCCAGCTCAGATAAAACGGTTATCGAATACCGGGAGATCCTCCGTCGTGAAAAAACCTGTGATCTGCCTGTTCCTGCTGATGTCGCTGGTGGGCTGCTCGAATACACGCACCGTTTACGTTCCAGCGCAATGCACACCGATTCCGGGAACGCTGACGCAGCCAGTGATGGCGCCATTACCACCAGCGCGCTGACGTACTGCCAGGCTGTTCTCTGGATCAAGCCGCTGCTGGCCGCTATCGAAAAAGCGAATAACCAGCTGGCTGGAATACGCGAAATAGAGAAAACCAGAACCTCGCAATAGCGGGGCTTTTAACGCAACAAAGGTAAAGACGATGGATGAACGATATCGTAAAGACCTACAGCTTTGGTTTGGGCTTAGCTATTCATCCTTTTGTGTGATGCCTCGTGTATTTATGGAGGCAATGCCGAAAGAGTGGCAAGAGAAGATGGCCGAACTGTTGTTTGAATATAATGATCGCATCGATACAGCGGTATGTGGTGTGCATAGTTGCTTTGTCACTGCTAGAGATAAAGATAATCGCTTCATGAAAATGCCTGAGGAGATAATCAACTATCGCCGTCCAAGCAAAGAGTTCATAGCCAGCTTCCTTAAGCCAGTTGAAGAATCCACCGATAAGGGATAACGGTTAGCCACGCTGTGAAACGTTGCTAAGCTGGATTGACGTCATGGTCAGTAAAAACAGATGTTTACATGTAATTTATGGTGTGTTTAGCTAGTCTCTCAACTACACAGGAGAGAACGCATGGCTCAGTCAAAGTTAGCTAAATTCTTGGACCTTACAGATGAACAACTGGAAGAGTCGGGAATTGATGAAGATCTGATCCAAGAGGATACTGGCAACTCTGGCGATATGGTTTATTCATACTACTTCAACGTTCCCGAAGAGACTTCAAAAGAAGTCTTGGATGAAAAGCAGTGGGAAGTTGGCGAACGAATTGAAATACCACTTTGGTTCTTCGAAGAAGATGGTCCAGATGATGATGATGATGGTTGGGAATCGCTGCCTGATTTTGATCCTGAAGAAGCTCAGCGTGAAAGAGATCGAAGTGACAGGGAAATCGAAGCTGACATAAAGCGAAGAGAAGAACCTTAAAATTAGCCGCCTTCGGGCGGTTTTTTATGGTCATCATAATGGCGAGGCCTATCGTAATGGCATAGCTTAAATCAGAGGATTGTTCAGTATGGCTTCGATAAAAGAATCCACTGATGCCAATGGACAATCAAAATATTACGTCCACTGGAAGGATGAAAAATCTGGTCATGGACGCCGCCGCATCTTTAAGAATATTGATGATGCCGCACATCTTTTCTGGCAAAAACAGAATATCGAACTGGATTATCGAACTGCCAGCTGGAGCGGAATAGACCATTCCTGGACTTTCCGAAAGTTAATTCTGTTTTATCTGGGGTATCAGGCCGGCAAGCTGGAAAAAAATATCATACGGCTGTCGTCATATACAAAATGCCGTCACGATCTTCTCGCTGTAGACGGGCCTATACTGGAAAAAAATATACTCCATATCAGCCATCGCGATATCGTTGATTCGGTTCGCACCGGCTGCCATCGCTGGATTCGTTCGGCGTTCTTCCTGCTGGTGGAAAAACGGCTCATCACTTTTAACCCTGTTGACCGTCCCGCGCGCCGGAAGCGTCGACCCATCACCATACCGCCATCATCATCGGTCAGGGAGCTACTGAATAACGCGCCGGTTCGTGAGCGTATCGCGTGCTGGCTCGGGATTTGTGGCCTGCGCATCGGTGAGGCTCTGGCGGTTACTTATAACGACGTGTCAGCCGACTGGATCGACATCAGGGGGCATGTTGTTGATGGCGTTATACACGAGGGGCTGAAAAGAGGCGTGGAGCGCCGGGTACGGATGCCGCGTGAGCTTTTCGCGTTGCTGGATAAAAGTAAACTCGGTACCTCTGAGCCTCTTATCTGCAACCAGTTTACCGGCGCATGCCTCGCTACCAGCTACGGCACTCAGGGAGTTCTCGTCAGAACCCTGAACGACTATGGCATTAAGCGATTCCATCATCTTCGCCACTTTGCTGTATCTCGCCTGGCAAACAAAGGCGTCGATATTCTGAAGGTTTCCCGACTTATTGGGCATTCGAACATCAAAACTACGATGGACGTTTACGGTCACCTGTTCGGGGAAGTGGTGGAGATGGATTTAGACTGAGTTATCCACATAGTGGAAATATTAGGGCGATCCACTATCTCCCCATTCTGCGCGGCCTCCGGGCATCAAATCGCAGTTTTCCCGAAAAAAAGGATATGCCGCATTTTTACCCCCTCTGATATGCCGCATTTGGCACCAGAGAGGACGCGGCCTGCACGCCAGAATTTACCGCGTGATACGCCGCACCCGGATCGGAGAAATTGGATTTTGAACAAAAAATAATCACATTGACTTAGGCGGAAGTATGGCTCCTAAAAAAAGCTTCAGAAAAGCCTACGTCGGTATCGTTATGGACATGGCATTAGCCCGTAGCAAAATCAGCAATCGGATGGTTGCTCAGCGCTTAGGTGTGGACGAGACGACGATCCGTCGCTGGCGTAAAGAGAATATCGAGTTTGAGCGCGCTTTCACTGAGGCTCGCGAAGCTCTCAGAGAGAAAATAAACCGCGTCGCCGGTAAGAGCCTGGACGTTCGTAAACGGAAGGTAGTCACCACATCTCCGAACGGTGTGAAAACCACGATTGAAGATGTGCTGCCCACGCACAACGATATTGCTGTCTTCTCGAAGGCGCTCGGTCTTGGTGCCAGCGTCTATAGCGATGAAGAGCGCCAGCGTGATGTGCTACGTGAGGTAATGAAACACAAAGTAGCCGGGAAATACACCGCACTAGAGGCGGCGCAGTTACTTGAGGCTGAGGGGATAAAGGTTCCTCCAACTCTACTCATGGAGCTGGAAGCACCGAAGATTTTCGAATCGTTCAACAATATGGACGAGGCAGCCAAAGCCGACGCGGCGAACCTGACCCCGCAGGAAGCAGCAGATATCTACAAAAAATACCTGGGCTGAAAATTGCAAAAACAGGCGTTTCGAACCGTAAAAACGCTATGCACTTTTTGACCCGTTTTATGCACGTTTTATTCATCCCGATTTGACCACTTTTCTGTTCAAAACAGCGGCTTCACGCCGTTTGCGTGATGGGTGCTGTTGCGCCAGTGCGGGTAACGACCATTATGTTAAATCGGGGCGTTTTTGAGGAATTTTTCTGTGCCGATCCCGTTCCCCTTTGACTTCCGCAAACCGGACTATACCGCCGTGTTTGAGTGGAGAATGGAGAGGCTGGAGCGGATCAGGAAAGCGCCTGAAATGCTTCCGGCACTCCGTGAGTTTTACCGCACTAACCCGGCCCAGTTCATCATCGACTGGGGCATGACGACGGACCCGCGTAACCTCGATTTCGGGCTTCCCGTGTCCATACCATTCTTGCTGTTTCCGAAACAGGAAGAGTGGATAAACTGGATTATGGATCGCCGCAAGGGGCTAGAGAACGGACTGACGGAAAAGAGTCGAGAAATGGGGTTAAGCTGGACCTCTATTGGTCTGGCCTGTTCGCTTTGCCTGTTCAACAAAGAAATGGTGATCGGGTTCGGTTCCCGTAAAGAGGAATATGTCGACAGTACCGGCAGCCCGAAAGCGCTGTTCTGGAAAGCGCGTAAATTCGTTGAAATGCTGCCCGTCGAATTCCGGGGAGGTTGGAACTATAAGAAACATGCACCTTACATGCGGGTGGAGTTTCCGGAGAGCGGCTCGGTAATTACTGGGGAAGCAGGCGACAATATCGGACGTGGTGACCGCACCACGCTTTATTTCGTGGATGAGTCGGCATTCCTTAAACGACCGATGCTTATAGAGGCTTCTCTTTCTCAAACAACACGCTGCCGTATCGATCTTTCATCGGTCAACGGTATGGCAAACCCTTTTGCCCAGAAACGGCACAGCGGGAAAATCCCTGTGTTTACATTCCACTGGCGCAGCGACCCACGTAAAGACGATGAGTGGTATCGCAAAGAATGCGACAAAATCGATAACCCCGTTGTTGTGGCGCAGGAACTCGACCTGAACTACAACGCGTCAGCCGAAGGTGTGCTGATTCCAAATGAATGGGTGCAGGCTGCCGTCGACGCGCATATCAAACTGGGTATTCAGCCAACCGGCAAACGCCTGGGCGCAATGGACGTTGCCGACGAGGGCCGGGACAAAAACTCGTTTTCTACACGTCATGGTTTCCTGCTGGAGAATGTGCGTGAGTGGTCCGGTGTGGGCAGCGATATTTACCAGTCTGTTGAGAAAGTTTTCGGCTACTGCGACAAAGACAACCTCGAAGAGTATCGCTTTGACGAAGACGGCCTCGGCGCAGGTGTTCGTGGTGATGCAAGAGCCATCAACGAGCTACGCAGCGCCGCAAGTCGGCCAATGATACTTGCCACGCCTTTTCGTGGTAGTGGTGGCGTGTTCGATCCAGAAGACGAAGCCGTACGCGGTGACAACGGGCAAAATGCCCGACTTAATAAGGATTTCTTTGCTAACGCTAAAGCACAAAGCTGGTGGCATCTACGCAAGCTTTTCAGGAATACCTACCGCGCAGTAGTTGAGGGTATGGACTATGACCCTGACGAAATCATTTCCATCAGCAGCACGATGAAAAGCAAAGACAAACTCATCATCGAACTTTCACAACCGACTTATTCCATTAATGGCGTAGGGAAAATATCAGTTAATAAACAACCTGATGGCACTAAGTCGCCTAACCTGGCTGACTCTGTGATGATTAACTACGCGCCGATGGATTCCTCTCTCGATATCTGGTCCAAACTCGGAGCATAACCGCTATGGCGAAAAAAACAGAAAGAGTCGCCACAGCAGACTCTTACGACAACTTTGTGGCGCGGGTTGGCCTACAGCAGCCAAATCAGCATGCAGCATCAACGTACCGTGCCAATTACACCAGCCGTAACCGTCTGCTGGTGGAGTGGGCCTATCGTTCATCGTGGATTATCGGTGCTGCGGTCGATGCCAAGCCTGACGATATGACGAAAAAAGGGGCCAGAATCACCAGCGAAATCGCTCCGAAGCGTCGGGGTATTCTGGAAGCCAGATTTGAAGAGTTGAAGTTATGGGAACGGCTGAATCTCGTTCTTAAATGGTCAAGGCTGTATGGCGGTGCCGTGGGGTTAATCCTCATCGAGGGTCAGGCACCATTGACGCCGCTGGTGCTGGATAAAGTAGGGAAAGGCAGCTTTAAAGGCCTCGCCGTGCTTGACCGCTGGATGATTAACCCGAACCTCGGGCGGCGTATCAAGACGCTTGGACCGGAGCTCGGTAAGCCTGAAACCTACGATATTGTGACCTCGGCGCAGGGTATTCCCCCGTGGACGGTGAACTATAGCCGACTGATTCGCATGGATGGCATAACCCTCCCGTATCAGCAGGCCCTCACGGAAAATGAGTGGGGGATGTCCGTTGTAGAGCGGATCTTCGACCGCCTGACATCGTATGACAGTACGAGTGTTGGTGCGGCACAACTCGCTTACAAAGCGCATCTGCGCACGGCAAAAATCAAGGAACTGCGCAAAATTATTGCAATGGGTGGAAAGCCGTACGAAGCGCTGCTCAAACAAATGGACATGGTACGCCAGTTCCAGACTAATGAGGGCATGTCTCTTTTTGATTCAGAAGATACCTTTGAGACGCATTCCTACTCGTTTGCCGGGTTGTCAGATCTGCTGAGCGAGTTCAAAGAAGACATTGCCGGTGCCGTTGGTATTCCCCTTGTCCGCCTGTTTCGACAGTCGCCGAAGGGATTCTCGACGGGCGATTCAGATCTGGCTAACTACTACGACGATATTGGTGCGCTACAGGAGAACACCCTGAGAGCACCGGTTCGGCTACTTTATGACGTGCTTCACCGCTCTGAATTTGGCGAACCACTGCCTGAAGATTTCACTTTTGAATTTAACCCCCTGTGGCAGATGTCAGACGTTGATCGTTCGACTGTGGCAACCAATACCACTACCGCACTGGCGACCGCTGTGCGTGAACTGGGAATGCCTCCCGCCGCCGCATTAACCGACCTCAGGGAGACGGCGCGCGTGACGGGCATTGGCGCATCCATTACCGACGAGGATATTGACCATGCGAAGGCCCAGTGGTCGGAGGATGAATCTGAAACCAGCCCTCCGCCGACGTTCGGAAATACAGTACCGCAAAAGCCTGTTGGCGATAGCAAACCAGATCGGGGAAATCGTAGCAGGCTCTTACGATGGTTCACAGGCCAGCGCTGATAAAACCTCCAGCACCCTTGTAGACTATTCGGACGTCATCAGCGACTGGGCGGAAATGGTCGGTCGCAAAATGTTTGCCCAGGTCGAGCGCGAAGAGTGGAACCAGTGGCGATCTGTCTCAGAAGAAATTGCCGCTGGTCTGCGTGATGTGGTGGGTAACACTCCTGTCGGGCAGGTGGCGCAGGATATCGTTTATCGTCAGATCCAACTGATGAAGTCCCTGCCTCTGGAGGCTGCTGAACGCGTGATGGACATACAGCAACGCGCAATGCAGGCGGTTATCGCTGGCGAACGTCCAGATCAGCTTTACGAAATGATCATGGCCTCCGGAGATGTAGCAGCCAGCAGGGCGCAGCTGATTGCCCGCACAGAGATTGGCCGAGCAACCGGCGCACTGACACAGGCCCGAGCCCTTTCGGTTGGCTCAGAGGGCTACTGGTGGCGTATTCATGGCGCTGGCACTCGCCCGTCACACAGGAAAATGAAAGATAAATTTGTTCGCTGGGATAACCCTCCAACGCTGGACGGTATGACCGGGCACGCCGGATGTCTGCCGAACTGCGAATGCTGGCCTGAAGTACAGATTCCAGCACCGAGAAAATGAAAAATACGGCTTTGAGCATTCATTTCATACGAACTGCAATACCCGCGAAATGTTATGAAAATGTTGTGTTTGAAAAGGTCAGTTTTCAGCCCAGTTTATCGCTACTTTTACGGCTTTAAGGGGACATTTTAATCGAGTCCATTTTCGTCGGTGCGGGTAAGAACTCTTATGTTAAATAGCCCGTTATTTTGAACATTTTTCCCATCTCCCAAGGTCGCCATTGAGCGGCCTTTTTACTGCCCGCAATCCAGCAGGTAAACCATGAAATATTTCTTTAAAACCCGCCTGGGGAACACCCGTTTCCAGTTGGCAGATGGCTCGGTGCTCTTTAAGGACGTGCCGATAGGGCGTACTGGCGAGCAGGAGTATGACGCCACTGAACGCCCGGAACTGATGCCGGATGCCCGAGGAACGGTGATTGTCAGACGCACACCGAAAGAAGTCTTTAGTGAGCGTGCGATGGCTTCCTTTGAAGGTATGGCGGTGACCATCGGCCACCCTCGCGACTTCAATGGGGAAATTATCTTTGTCACCCCGGAGAACTGGCGGCAGTTAGCCAACGGGCACATTCAGAACGTCAGGCGCGGGCAAGGTTCAGAATCCGACCTGTTGCTTGCTGATGTCATCGTTAAAACCCCCGAGGGCCTACAGGCTATCGACGATGGTGATGATGAGGTCAGTTGTGGGTATGACGCTGATTATGAACAAATCTCACCCGGCCTCGCAAATCAATCTGCGATAACCGGTAACCATCTGGCTCTTGTCCCTAACGGGCGGGCCGGTTTCCGCTGCAAAATAGGGGATGCTATGCCTAGCACAACTAAAAACTGGTTTACCCGGCTTTTAAAGGCCCGTAAAACCAACGACGCCGCCGAAATGGCGAACCTGATCGATAACCCGCCGGACAATATGACTGGTGATACCGACGATGTGACAACCGCCATGACACCGGGCGGCGTAGTCATCAACCTTTCACCCCAGAGTCCAATGCCTGCGCCTACACTGCCGGGAACAGGTGATTCCGAGGAAGAAATCCCGGAATGGGGTAAGGCGCTGATTGCCGCAGTGGCAAAACTCACCCCGACTGCGCCGACCACGGTCGATGAGGATGAGGACGAAAAAGGCGAGGTAGAGGGCGCTGTGACAGGTGATGCCGCTTACCGCGCCGACCTCATTCAGCCGGGTATTCAACTGCCGACGAAAGTTAAGCCTACGGCGTTTAAACGCCAGATCCTTGCCGCTGCCGATCAGACGCTGGTTCGTTCCATCGTTGGCGATGCGGATGTTACTGGCCTGAAAAAAGCCACCGTAGATATGGCGTTTAACGCCGTGTCTGAACTGGCTAAAAACCGCAATACCGCCGCGCAGACTGTCGACAGTTTCCGCACGATGACTACCAACACCACAAAATCTATCGCGGAAATCAATAAAGCCGCGAAAGAACTCTGGGCTAAACGAGGCTAAAACATGGCTAACACCATTCTTTACCGGATGCCTGCGGGCATTGCCGGGGGTATTTCACGCCCACAGGATTTAACCGTAGAGCCGCATATTCTCGATGCGACTAAACCTTTCCCGGCGTATGGGCTGGGCGGGAAGATTGTCGGGGGTAAGTTTGTTCCCATCGAGGCAGCCGACCCGGTGACAGTAATGGCGGGGATTTTTGTTCGCCCTTATCCAACGGCTTCGCAGCCCGACAAGATTCGCCAGGTTGGCACCGGCTACAACTTTGCCGGCGACAATCTGAAACGCGGCTATGTCACGGTCAACATCGGCGGTGATGCATCTTCTGTTGCGCTCTATGCCCCGGTATTTATGCGCGTCGGCACTCCGACCGCCGCAAGCCCGCTGGGCGCTTTCCTCGCGGCTGCCGACGATGCAAACACCGTTCAGATCACCAATGCCTATTTCAATGGCCCCGGCGACGCCGATGGCAACATTGAACTGGCATATAACATTTAAGGGAGCATGACAAATGCCAATGACCTTTGATCAGGCAACAGTCGACAGCACTGGTGCTTTTCTTATTCACGAACTGGAACGACTCGACCAGGGACTGAACCTGCCGCTGACCTCCCAGACGTGGAGCCGCGACATCGAGCTGCGTGAAGATGTTTCTATCGCGGATGAGATGAGTTCCTTCACCAATACCACATTTGCAGCAGCAGGCACGCCGAACGCAAACGGCAAAAACTGGATTAACCAGCTTGCGACTGCGATCGCTGGTCTGAATGTGGATATCACGAAAACAGGCTTCCCTCTGGAATTGTGGGGGATGGAGCTGGGCTGGACCGTGGTTGAACTCGCTGCCGCTGCTCAGGTTGGCCGCCCGATTGACACTCAGAAGTATGACGGCATGCAGCTCAAATGGAACATGGACACGGACGAGCAGGTGTATATCGGGGATGCTGCAAAAGGTGCTAAAGGTCTGCTGAACCTGTCACAAGTAACCCCGACTAACGCAGCAAAGACCTTTGCTACATCCAGTCCTGATGAAATTCGGGCTGCCATCAACCAGGTGCTGAGCAATGCTTGGGTTCGCTCGGCGTATTCGAAAGTTCCGGAAGATTTGCTGATCCCGCCGGAGCAGTATTCTTTCCTTGCAAGCACCATTGTTTCTTCTGCGGGTAACCAGTCTCTGCTGACCTACCTGGAGACCAACACAATCGCTTTCCACCAGAACGGTAAGCCGTTGAATATCCGTCCGGTCAAATGGGCTATCGGTCGCGGTGTGGCAAACAAAGACCGTATGGTTGCGTACACGAACGATAAAAAGTTTGTCCGCTTCCCGATGGTCCCTCTGCAGAGTGTTCCGATCCAGTACCGCGGTATTTACCAACTGGTGACCTACTACGGCAAGCTGGGTGCGGTTGAACCGGTCTATCCGGAAACCCTGAACTACATGGACGGTATCTAAGCCTGTGGCCCCGGAAACGGGGCTGAATTATGAGGACGTGCGATGAAAAAGAAAATCTACGTAATAACTCCGTTTAATTTTAATGACGGCGTGAATATCACCACTTTTGCAGCGGGTTTTCATGATGTTGAAAGCGACGTGGCGGATCACTGGTTCGTAAAGGCGCACTGCTCACCTGATGGTGAAGCACCTGTAGCGGAAGAGGATCCACGTATTGCTGAATACGAAACTCGTATTGCGGAGCTGGAATCTCAACTGGCAGAGGCAAAAGCTAATGGCAAAAAACAAAAGCCTGCCGACGCCTGAGCAATTCAGGGGTGCATTTCCGCAGTATGCTGACGAAAAAAAATACCCAACCTCTGTCATTCAGATGCGTCTCGTCCTCGCTGACACCCTGTTAAGTGAGGCACGTTTTGGTGAAGATATTTTCCCCTATGTGGTTGGGTTGTATGTCGCACACTACCTGTACCTTTACGCTGCAGATATGCGCGGTGTTGCAGTAGGAGCCACTGGAGGTGCAAACAGCGGCGTACAAACATCAAAATCGGTGGATAAGGTTTCGGTAAGTTATGACGCCAGCGCGACGCTGGATCCGAATGCGGGATTCTGGAACAACTCCCGGCATGGTTCGGAATTCTGGGAATACCTGATGATTTTCGGAGCGGGTGCTGTTCAGTTGGGTATACCGCAATGAAAAAAAGCGGCGTAACGATAACCACTGACAACGCCGTGTCTGTTCTGGAATCCCTCAGACAGTTATCCGGAATGGATGTGCTGGTGGGAATACCTGAGGATAAGGCAGGGCGTGAGGATGGCTCACCGATTAATAACGCTGAACTGGGCTACCTCCACTCAACGGGCGCAACGGTGGAAATCGACGGTACAACGGTCACGCTTCCCCCGCGTCCTTTTCTGGATATGGGGATCGAGGATTCAAAACCCCGAACCACTGCACATCTCAAGGCAGCGGCAACCGCCGCGCTGGAGGGACAGACTGAAGCCGCAATGCGTGAGCTGGAGAGCGCCGGGCAGATTGCCCGTGACGCTGCAAAAGCCGTTATCGGTGCTGGTGACCGGCTGCACCCACTTTCTGAGAAAACCCTCGAACGCAGAAGGGCTGAGGGCATTCCCGGCGACAAGCCTCTGTATGCCCACGGATACCTGTTGCGCTCAATTAACTACGTCGTGAGGAAAAAATAATGCCTCTTCTCGATGTGAGCGATGTTCTTCTCGATCCCGACTTCATGGACACCAGTCTGGTGTGTCACCGGCAGGTTCAGACGGTGGATGAGGACAATTTCACGAAAAACACAGCTCAGGATATCCCATTTTCTGGCGTGGTGACGGTTGACCGTTCTCTGGAAGCCAGGCGAATGGAGGCAGGCCAGAACATCAGCGGTGCGATCCTCATCGTGACGCAGTTCAGATTAACTCAGGGCCAGCCCGGTACAGACAGCACCCCGCGACTTGATGCCGATATCGTGACCTATAACGGACGCGACTATCGCGTGACGTTCGCCGACCCGTACACCAGTTACGGCGCCGGATTCGTCCAGGCACATTGTGAGCTGGTGGATTTTAACGGAGGGACGCCAGTTGAGTAACGACAGCACCGTGCGTGGGTATCTGACGCCTGTCGGGGATGGTCCGCAGTATGACGAGGCGCTGGAGCGAGAAATTAGCCGGTGGATTCGCGGTGTTTCTGGCTTGCCGGCCGCTCTTGTTTTCCCCCGATGGACTGACCCGCAGCCGCAGATCCCCAACAACGGGGTGACGTGGTGCGGTTTCGGTATCACTACCGTTCCGCAGCCGTTAAGCCAGTCCGATGTTCAGGTGTCGGAAGAACAGTCCGAGCAATGGATATGGGAGCAGGTCACAGTGATTTGCTGCTTCTATGGGCCTCAGGGAGCCAGCACTGCATCAACTTTCCGCGCGGGGATATTCGTCGAGCAGAACAACGCCGAGCTGAACCGCTCGGGGCTTTCGCTGGTGGAAGCCGGGACTATTTACAACCTGCCAGAGCTAATTAACAACCAGTGGGTGAGGCGCTACGACCTCACCATAACGCTGTCCCGCAAAAACATTCGTACCTACAACGTCCGGACGCTGCAAGATGCGCCCGTCTCATTTTTCGGAGACTAAATTATGCCGCAGGGATTACCTGTATCTAACGTCGTTAATGTCGACGTGATCATTGGGCCGCGTGCGGCTACTGGTCGAAACTTTGGTTCGCTGCTCATTCTCGGGAGCTCAACGGTTATCCCGGTTTCTGAGCGCATTCGCCTCTACTCATCCCCGGAAGATATCGGCACAGATTTCGGCGTGGATAGCCCGGAATATGAAGCCGCTACGGTGTATTTCTCGCAATCACCGAAACCTCAGCAGGTGTATGTCGGTCGCTGGGCTAAAACGCTGGTATCGGCTGAAAGTGGTTCGGCGGAAACCTTGCTGCAGGCGGTGAACGCCGTTCTGAATTACACGAACTGGTACGGTCTGTCCGTGGCTGACGATGAAGATATCGACGATGCCGACTGGCTGAGCGTGGCCGCCGCGATCGAGGCCTCCAGTCTCAGCCGAATTCTGGCGATTACCACGGCAGAGCCTGAGACGCTAAACGCGACCTCTACTACCGATTTGGCTTATAAGCTGAAGGCGGCAAAATACAGTCGCACGTTTGTGCAGTATTCCACCAGCAGCAAGTACGCCGCACTGTCTGCGTTTGGCCGCGCGTTTACCGTGAATTTCAACGGCAGCAACACCACCATTACCCTGAAGTTCAAACAGGAGCCTGGGATCACCTATGAAACCCTGACCACCAATCAGGCGGCGGCGCTGGATGCCAAGAACTGCAACGTGTTTGTGTACTACCAGAACGATACGGCAATTCTGCAGCAGGGCGTCATGTCCAGCGGTGATTTCTTCGATGAACGCCACGGGCTCGACTGGCTGCAGAACTACGTTCAGACCAACCTGTATAACCTCCTCTACACCAGCACAACCAAGGTTCCCCAGACAGATGCAGGTGTGACGCGCCTCCTTTCCAATGTTGAGCAGTCGATGGATCAGTCTGTTACAAACGGGCTGGTGGCTGCTGGCGTCTGGAATGGTGGCCCGATTGGGCAACTGGATTCCGGCGACACGCTGACAAAAGGCTATTACGTCTACGCGCAGCCGATTTCCGAGCAGGCGCAGGCAGACCGTGAAGCACGTAAGGCGCCGGTTATTCAGGTGGCCTGTAAGCTGGCGGGGGCGGTTCATTTCGCTGATGTGCAGATCAACGTCGTTCGCTAAGGAGAACATGAATGGGTACTTATTCTTTTATGGACGTCACGGCGTCCCTCTCCGGCCCGACTGGCGAGATTGACCTGGGCTACGGTTCCGCCAGTTCAGAGGAGGGGGTCACCGTTGCAATGGGCGGTCCTAAAAACACCATGACAATTGGTGCTGACGGCGAAGTGATGCACAGCCTGCACGCGGATAAAAGCGGCACGGTAACCGTCAATCTGCTGAAGACCTCGCCGACAAACAAAAAGCTGTCGCTGGCGTATAACGCTCAGAGTCAGTCCTCAGGTACCTGGGGAAACAACGTCATTGTGATCCGAAATAAGGTGAGCGGAGACATCATCACGGCGCGCAGCGTGGCATTCCAGAAACAGCCGGATAACGCCAACGCTAAAGCCGGTAATACGATGCCCTGGGTATTTGACTGTGGCAAAATCGACCAGGTTCTCGGAGAGTTTTAACAGATGGAATGCTCAATCAAAGGCCACGATTACCGCGTGGCAAAACTCAGCGTTTTTGACCAGCTGAAAGTGACCCGTAAACTGCTGCCGGTACTGGCGGGCATGATGTCAGATTTCGGGAGCATTCGCTCCCTTTTGCCAGCTGATGGCAAAATCGACAGCGCTAAGGTTGATGCGCTTAAGCCGGTGTTTGAAACCCTGCTGCCGCGTATCGCTGAGGAACTGTCTTCCCTGACCGAAGAAGACACCAACGCGATTATTCATCCGTGTCTGTCTGTGGTTTCACGTAAGCATATGGACGGATGGACGCCAGTATTTAGCAGCGGGCAGTTGATGTTTGACGATATCGACCTGCTGACTATGCTCCAGCTGGTGGCGCGGGTGGTCGCCGATTCGCTGGGAAATTTTTTGCCCGTGAGCCCTACCAGCGCGACGCCGGACCAGCCTCAGGGCTAACCCTCAACAGCCTGCCTGACGGGCTGTCTTATCTCCTTGACCCGGTTGATGCCGGGTTAATCCCTTATTACGCGCTGAAGGATGGATCAGTCGATCTGTGCGATATCGCGCTGATGAATGACCACTTGGCCGTTAAGGCAGACAACCAGCGCCGTATTGAGAAATGGAGAGAGGATAATGAACGCTGAGACTATTAAAGATTTCCTCGTCTCGCTCGGTTTTGATATCGACGAAGCGGGTGCGTCAAAATTCGACTCAGTTCTCGCCGGTACGACCGCAAACGCTATCAAAATGGGGCTGGCCGTCGAAGGTGCCGCGCTTACCGTGGTGGCCTTCACGGCTAAGATCGCCTCGGGGCTGGATAATCTCTACTGGGCGTCACAGCGCACCAGCGCGACGGTTCAGGGGATTCAGTCTATTGGCTATGCGGTTTCGCAGGTGGGCGGCAGCGTTGACGCGGCGCGCACCTCTCTGGAAAGCCTCTCCCGGTTTGTTCGTAACAATCCCGGCGCGGAAGGCTTCCTGAATCGCCTGGGCGTACAGACGAGAGACGCCAGCGGGAACATGCGCGATATGGCCGCCATTTTTACGGGTGTCGGCCAGAAGCTCAGCAGCATGCCGTATTACCGGGCTAACCAGTATGCGCAGATGCTGGGTATTGATGAAAATACCCTTATGGCGATGCGCCGGGGGGTGGGCGGTTTCTCCGGGCAGTACAGCGCAATGGCGAAAGCTATCGGCTTCAATGCTGATGAGGCGGCCAGAAGCTCCAACAAATTCATGACCTCCCTGCGCGAGTTCGGCGCGATGGCAGGCATGGCCCGTGACAAAATCGGCTCTAATCTTGCTGGTGGTCTGGCGGGTTCGCTGGACACGCTGCGCCGCCACATCCTCGATAACTTCCCGCGTATTGAGCAGACCCTGACGAAAGCCATAAAAGGCATTCTGGCTATCGGGGATATTATCGGGCGGCTGTTCTTCCGGCTTATCGAAGGTGCATCAGACCTTATCACCTGGTGGCAATCGCTGGACAAGCAGACGCGGGAGCTGATCTCGTTGTTTGGCGCGCTGACGATAGCGCTGCGCATTCTGAACAGTACGTTCTGGATGTCGCCGATTGGCCTGATTACCGCGCTGGCGGCGGGTATTGCTCTCCTGTGGGAGGATTACAAGACCTGGAAGGAAGGCGGTCAGAGCCTGATTGACTGGGGGAAATGGAAACCTGAAGTTGACGCCGCGCTGAAGATGGTTCGTGACCTGAAAGCGACCGTTAACGACCTGGCGAAAGCGCTGGCGAAACTGCTCAATATTGACCCCAAATCATGGTCCCTGAAGTGGGATTTCAGTAACTTCATCGACCAGATGGGCGAGTTCAGCAAAATGCTGAATATGATCGCCGACCTGCTCAACGCCATTAAAGATGGCCGCTGGGCTGATGCCGCCAGCATCGGCAAACAGTTGCTTAATCAGGGAAGCGGTTCACCGTCAGCAATGCCTATGGTAACCGACAGTGCCAACGGTGCCGCCGACTGGATTAGAGATAAATTTGGTGTCGATCCCCGTAATGTTGGTCGGTGGATAAAAAGCAAATTTGGCGATGATGAACCTGAACAATTTGGACAGTCAGTCAAGCGTCCACAGCCAACCAAAGCGGGCTCAGAACTGCTGGGTTGGATGCAGCCGATGCTTACCAACCTGGAACAGCTCTATCGGCTTCCGGAAGGTTTGCTGCGCAGTGTGGCCATCACGGAATCAGGTGGAAATCAGTTCGCTGTTTCAGGTGCTGGCGCCAAAGGTCTGTTTCAGTTCATGGACGGCACGGCGCGTGACATGGGGCTGCGAGGGAATGATGTTTTCGATCCGGAGAAGGCTGCACGGGCCGCTGCAAAATATCTCTCACAGCTGCTACAGGCCAACGGTGGCGACCTGAGCAAGGCGCTGGCGTCTTACAACTGGGGGATCGGGAACGTGCAGAAACACGGAATGGCCCTTATGCCTCAGGAAACCCGAAACTACATTCCAAAGGTGCTAAGCAACATGCCAGGGAACGGTGTAAAGGTTGATCAGAAGAACAATTATTACATCTACGGTGGAGGTGATCCGCGTTCTGTTGGTACTGAGGTCGAGCGCCGGCAGCAGTCGGCGAACGCCCAGGTTATGCGCGGCAATCAAACGAAGGTGGGCTAATGGATATTCTCTCTACGCTCTTTCAGCAGCAGAGCCGGAAAATAGGAGTGATTGTCCCCAGCGTGGTTGTTTCTGAGAAGCACAGCGACACGCTGGAGATAACAGAGCACCCGGTTGAGGTTGGGGCGGCCATCGCAGACCATGCCTATAAAAAACCGTCTGAAGTGGTAATGGAGGTCGGTTTCGCTGGTGGCGGTTCGTTGCTGGATTTCGCCAGTAACCTGACGGCTACCAGCTTACTCGGCCTGAGCCCGCAGCAGACATATCAGGAGATACTCGACCTGCAGGCGAGTCGTATTCCTTTCGATGTGGTGACCGGCAAACGCCTTTACAGCAACATGCTGATCCGCGCGCTGGAAGTGACAACCGACAAGACGACCGAAAATGTCCTGTCTGCCGTTCTCACTCTGAGGGAAGTCATCATCTCGCAGACTCAGCAAATCACTGTTGCGGATAAAACCAACATGAAAGACGGGGCCAGTACGTCGGCTGTGCTGAATACTGGCAACAAAACCACAAAGCCGCCAAATACCTCTTTATTGCAAAGTGGTGCGGCGTTACTGGGGCTTGGCTAATGGCGATTCAGGAAATACCGCTGACAGCGGATAACCAGCAGTTCAGCATCGTCTTGGGCGGTGTCACCTGGCGGATTAGCATCATATGGCGCGATCTGTACTGGATTATGGACCTGCAGAACGACAGAGGGGAGCCGGTAATCTCCGGTATTCCTCTCGTCACTGGTGCTGAGCTGCTGGCGCAGTACGCCTGTATGGGGCTTGGTTTTAAGCTGGTGGTGGTCTGTGATGACAACACACAGGATTACCCCACAAAAACTGACCTGGGCGGTCGCAGCCATTTACTGGTATCAACGGAGTAAGCATGTCACAGAACTGGATGAGACATTTCGAGCTGCAGCTTGTGGACGGGAACGGTCAGGGAATTGAGCTAAGTGATTTCAAAGTCACCTTTACGATCGACTGGTTCAACATCAGCAGCGCGTCCCGGGTAGGGACTATCAAAATTTATAACCTCTCGGCAGATACTGTGAACCGAATTACCGGGCAGGAGTTTTCGAAAGTGCGTCTGATTGCCGGTTACGACGGTATCGCGCCGGAGGTGTCAGCAAGCGACGTAGGGACCGTGCGGGAAGTTGACGCGGCGGACGTGGGCCAGAGAGATGGCCGCAACTACGGACTGATTTTCAGCGGTGAAATTCGCTACTCGGTCACAGGAAAAGACAGTCCGGTTGATACCTACGTCCTGATTCAGGCAGCAGATACTGATCTGGCTTTTGCTACCAGTATAACCTCACAGACGCTGGCTGCCGGTTACACGGTCGCTGATGTGAACCGTGCGCTGATGAAAGACTTCGAAGCCAAAGGCGCGACCGAAGGCCTGACGCCTGAAATGCCTGCTACTGTATTCCCTCGGGGGCGGGTACTCTTTGGCATGACGCGGCATCTAATGGATAACGTAGCCGGACAATGTGGCGCAACATGGCAATTCGTGGACGGTCAGCGCCAGATGGTGGCGAATAACGAATATGTTCACGAAGCGATTGTGCTCAACAGCGCTACCGGGCTTATTGGAATGCCGCAGCAGACTATCGGTAACGGCGTAAACGTCCGCGCGCTTATTAATCCGAACATCCGGGTTAACGGGCTCATTCAGCTGGATCAGGCTTCCGTCTATCGTACCGCGTTGTCGAACAACGATATTGCGATGGCTGGTGGTCAGATCACCGACCAGAACACGGACGGAAATATCACGCTCAGCGGCACCACATCGCAGCCTGCCAGCATCGCAACGGATGGCGTTTATATTGTGCGCGGGATTATGTACACTGGCGATACAAGGGGCCAGGCGTGGTACATGGATATGATGTGCGAAGCGCGTGGCGCGGCGGATCTCCGTTCGGCGTCGTCTTTACAGCGTGAGGTAGGATAGTGAAAAAGTGGATTTTTATCGGACTCTGTTTCCTTCCGGGGTTAGCGTTTGCTGCGAATCCTGGCGGTATCACGCTACAGTGTGGTGGCTACAAATTAGAGTTGATTCCTGATTCACTGTTCAGGATTAATGGTGAGACAGTTACCTCCCAGAAAATTAAAACGCTCGGCAACGGAAATGGAATGAAGGCAGACATGGGCCTTATGCCAGCCAAAGACGGTAACAATTACGGTTTCGAGTTTATTCGCCGACCGGGTACCGAAACGCGTTTCCTGAACGTCCAGCTTTTGCAGAACAGCATGGACGCGCCGAAAATCATCGGATCTTTCCCGTGTAAAAAGATTGTTGATTAACCTAAAGTTACAATTCTGCATAGTGTTGAGTTTGTTCACATTCACTAAATAATGATTTTTTATCGCTTGCTAGGTGGTTGCATGATCACTAAACTTTGCGAACTTTTAGCGCTCAGCTAACTTTGAATAAGTGGTGTATAGTCGTTTAAAGCGACAGAGGGATTGGGTATGGCGATTAGCTACGCATTTGCGCTGGCAACAATTACACAACAAATGAATCAGGTTCAGGAAGCTGTAAACGGTGCTTTCAAGCCATTGATTTCTAATGCTTGTGAACTGCCACAACGATTAGATGCTGAAGAGGCATTTCGTCGCTGTACCGCGATTGCTGCACGCGCTCAAGAAATCGAAAATACCGCGAAGGACGGTATGTCTCATCTCGAAGCTTTTCGAAATGGAAGAATCATTGTTGATGAGCTTCCGGAAGGGTTTTTATCCCATCTCGAAGGTCTTGCTAAGGCATGCCGAAATGCTAAAGGTCATTTAGTGGATATGTTCTCTGAAGCGGAAAGGTCCCCTATGTGGCAAGGCCATCTGCAAATGTTGCGCCCATTAAAACGTAAATATGTTCGTGCGTTGACCGCCGTCGAGAACACTGCAACTCAGTTGGCCGCTGAAGTTAGGCAATCGCAGCCTTTCCAGGCTGAACTCTTGTCAGATAATGTTACCCGTGAAGAGGCTATTGAACTGATCTCAACATCGCATAAGATGCTGGGAGCCGACGGCCCTAAATGGATGTGACATGGCAAAAGTCAGTATCACGGGGGAATTGCATCATTTAGCTGCAGCACATAAGTATGCTCAAATGCTTGCCGATTATATTTCAAAGGGTTCCCAGTTCTGGTGTTTTGGTTCGTTAGGCGGTTTTGAACGTAACTATGATGCGATGGCTGCCAACATCAGGAAAATTCACTTAAAGCTACCAGGCGATAAACCCTGGCCTCCAGAAGCATCTCTAAGTGAACGGACATGTAATAATTTTTTGGTATTTGCTCAGCATCTTTATATCGATGAACACTACCAGATATTGGCAATCATCAGCCCAAACGCTCATCAGCAAGCTGATTCGATGCTTCCCTGGCTGATAAAATTAGCTGAGGAAACCTTCATAGAACTTCCGCCTGATGAACTAGAAAAATTGAAAACCTACGATTCATAAACCCGCCACCCGGCGGGTTTTTGCTTTCTGGAGCTTACCAAATGGCAGTATCTGACCAGACCCGCAGCGGCGACCTTGCCGAAACATTCGAATCTGAACGGGAGACCACAAAGAACCAAATCCGCGTCGCTTTGCCTGGCATTATTCAGTCGTTCGACCCTGACGCAGTGACGGCGGTTGTGCAGCCTGCTATCCGTTACGTTGAGATGGATAACGACGGAAACAGGGTTACCAGACCTTATCCGTTGTTGGTGGATGTTCCTGTGGTTTTCCCTACAGCTGGTGGTGTCACTTTAACGCTGCCAGTAAAAGCCGGCGATGAGTGCGAACTTAAGTTTCAGGACCGCTGTATTGATTTCTTCTGGCAAAACGGCGGAGTGCAGGAACCTGTCGATGACCGCATACATGACTTGTCCGATGCCACTTGCTCAGTGGGCCAAATATCTCAGCCCAACAAAATTAAGAATGTCAGCACCACGTCGGCGCAACTTCGAAGTGTTGATGGCAGTACGTACATAGACCTTAATCCGGATTCGCAGAAAATTAAAATCGTAGCGCCTGGCGGTCTGGATGTAGTTACCCCGCTGGCTGACTTCTCGGAGAAAGTCACTATTCACGGGCTCTTATCTTGGCTGGGCGGCATGGTGGGTTCTGTTGCCTCAGGCGTTGCATCCAAAATCACCGGCGCTGTCGAGTTTATCGGTACCGTCAAAGCAAACGGTAAATCTATCGACGATAAACACACCCACGGAGGGGTACAGCGCGGCGGAAGCAATACTGATGAGGTGAATTAATGCGATACAGACGTGAAGACGCCGATGGTGATTATACCTTTGGCAGTGGCGATGATACTTGGCTGATTAACTCACCTGAGGCCGTGGCGCAGGCTGTGAAAACGCGGTTCGAATTATGGTATGGGCAATGGTTTCTCGATACAACAGAGGGGACGCCGTGGATTCAGTCTGTGCTGGGTAAACAGAAACCCGAAACCTACAATCTGGCGATCCGTAAGCGCATCCTCGAAACGCGAGGCGTTAAATCAATCCTCTCCTTCAATACGACAGTGAACACGACGACGCGCCGCGTCCAGTTCTTCGCTGAAATCGACACTCTCTACGGAACAACGACAGTAACCAGCGAGGCATAAATGGCCCTCAATTTGGACACACTCGGCTTATCGGCAACGGTAACCGCTGAGGGGATCAGTGCGCCTGATTACCAGACGATACTCGATACCCTGACGAGCTATTTCCAGCAGATTTATGGTAGTGACGCTTATCTGGATCCGGACAGCAAAGACGGCCAGATGGTGGCGCTGGTGGCGCTGGCTATTCACGATGCCAATAACACAGCTATTTCTGTCTATAACTGCTTTTCACCTGCTACCGGGTACGGTGCAGCGCTGACCAGTAACGTGAAAATTAACGGCATCGCGCGCAAAGGGGCGACGAACTCTACTGTAGATCTGGTGCTGACCGGCACTGCAGGGACAACTATCACGAACGGTACCGTAAAAGACACCAATAATGTGATCTGGCGTCTTCCTGCCTCGGTGGTGATTGGTGTCGACGGTACGGTGACGGTAACTGCAACCTGTTCAAACAGTGGAGCGGTTGCCGCGCTGACCGGGACCATCAACATCATCAACACGCCGACCCGTGGCTGGACATCGGTAACAAACCCAACAGCGGCCACCGTAGGCGCACCGGCAGAAACCGACGCAGAGCTGCGCATCAGGCAGGGGCAGAGCGTCGCGCTGCCGTCCATCACACCATTTGAAGGCGTCGACGGCGCGATCGCCAACATCACTGGCGTGACACGTCACAAGCTCTACGAGAACGACACCGGAGTGACCGACAGTAACGGACTGCCGCCGCACTCCATTTCCGCTATCGTCGATGGAGGTGATGTTACCGAGATAGCCCAGACAATCCGGGGAAACAAAGGACAGGGAACTGCGACTTACGGGACGACCTCTGTCACTGTACCGGACACTTACGGCAACCCGCACGTAATCAGTTTCTCGCGTTCAACGGATGTGCCGATTTACGGGCATATCACGCTGAAAGCCTTCACCGGCTACACGTCACAGGTCGGTGTGCAGATTCAGCAGGCGGTTGCAGACTATATCAACGGGCTGACAATCGGGGATTCGGTGCTGCTGAGCCGCATTTACTCCCCGGCAAATCTGGGCGTGGTCAGTGGTGGCAGTGCTCGTTATTACGACATTCAGGAACTGCTAATTGGCAAATCAGCGGGAACTGTAGCGGCGGCAAATATCAATATTGCATACAACGAGTCAGCATCCTGTAAGCCTGAAAATATTGTTTTAACGGTGACGTCATGAGCAAGTACACGGACTTAATCACCAACTATCACGCCACTAAGCCCAGGTTCTTTGATCACGTTGATCTGAGTACACGGCCACTGATTGATATTACTGCTGCCACCAGGGGACTGGTGAGCGCTTTCGATGTTGATACCGCTGTCGGCGTCCAGCTCGATACGCTCGGCCTCTGGATTGGTCGCAGTCGCATAGTCAGCCAGCCAATTAGCGGCGTTTATTTCAGTTGGGACACTGACGGGCTTGGATATGACCAGGGCATCTGGCAGGGGCCATATGATCCTGATTCTGGCTATACGACGCTAAGCGATGAGACGTACCGCATCATTCTGAAAGCGAAAATCGCTATCAACAACTGGGACGGCCGGAACGATTCTCTGCCTCCCATCCTTGACGCTGCGACTGCAGGCTCAGGCCTGAAGATGCAGATCGTCGACAACCAGGACATGACGATATCGGTCTGGGTATTCCCCGAGACTGATATTTCTGATGTGTCACTCGAACTGATAGCCGCTATTAAACAGGGCTATCTCACCGTTAAAGCTGCTGGCGTATGGGCCGGTGATGTTGAAACGCCTTCGGTAGAAGCACCATCCGAGGGCTCTAAATTCTTTGGGTTTGATATGGATAACGAATACATCGGTGGGTTCGATGTTGGAGCATGGGGGACAATACTCTAATGGCAATAAATAACTTTAAACCTTTCGCGACAGCAGCAAATGCTAACGTGACGGCTCAAGCTGACTGGGAAGCGCTTCCGGCGCTACTCTCTGGATTCATGGCGGGCAAGGCATCCAGTGCGCAGGTGAACAAAGCCATTCGACAGGCCAGCTTTATAGCGGCAGCACTGGCACAATACACCGCCAACAAAAGCGGGCAGGATGTGCTCGATAATGGTGATCTGAACGGATTTATCACAAAAATGGCTGCTGCGTTCGGTAAGGATTTCCAGGCACTTGACGCCACGCTGACGGCATTGGCCGGGCTCGCAACCGGTGCAAATAAGCTCCCGTATTTCACTGGAAATGATACAGCATCGCTGACTGATTTAACTTCTGTTGGTCGTGACGTTATCAGCAAGAGTACCATTGCTGACGTTCTCACATACCTTGGTTTGGGAGATGCGACAAAAGCCGTTATTCATACGGGTAAAATAATTGCGGATTTAAACGCCCCGCCAAAAAACAGCACGGGGTTCGCATACCATGACGCGCAGAACTCACCAGGGTTCAACGCTACTGTTTTAACGGTAGACAGTATTGAAGGCTCTTATGACATCCAGATTGCGATTGGCTACAACCCGCTTAAATTTGCGTTTCGTGCCTACAGTGGTGATGCAAAAGTATGGCTTAACTGGGTGGTATTGGGTAATGCTGCCGCAAAAAACACGGGTACGACTGCCGGTACGGTTGCTGCGGGAGATGATTCACGTATAACCGGGGCAATTCAGAGAAATGCGATGGTTGGCGCAGTATCCCAGACGGGGGGCGCTCCAACCGGTGCAATTATTGAGCGGGGTTCTAACTCAAATGGCGAATACACCAAATTTGCAGACGGAACATTAATCTGCTGGTTTACACGGTCTGCTGAATCCACAGCAAACAACTCCAGCGGCGGCACAACTAACCTTTATTTTTCCAGTGAAGTGGGGCTCACTTTTCCTGCAACCTTCGTTGGCATAACACCCACAGTCACCCCCTCCGCTACGCTTTCGTCTGGTGGTACTTCCTCATGGCCTTCCGTTCGCGGACGTTCACTGACAGGGACTTCACTGGCGCTGATTAGCAATGTGCAAAATGCAGCGGCATATCTTGGATATACAGCTATAGGAAGGTGGTTCTGATGAAAGCAATCCTTACTCCCCAGCGCTCTGATAACGTTATGAACGTGTCGGCAAAGGGCGACGTATTAACGATTGAAGTTGATGGTGTTACTGATTCATTCGATTTCAGCACGCTGAAGGATGGCGATATCGCAGTCGATTTTGTTTCAGTGTTAAGCCCTAATCCTGTGCGAAAAGCCAGAAAGGAGTCTGGGGAAGTCATCGTGGGACTAATTGGCTTCTATGGTCCTGATGCTGAAGAGAGTGAAATGCTGACTCGCGAGGTAATATTAAATGGGTAGTTTCACGGTAATAACCGCAAAAGAGTCTGCTATCAGCGCGGCAGAGAATAAAAAACGGCTCCTGATTATTGAGGCCAGAGAATATATAGACAGTAAGCAGTGGGTCGGGAAAGCTGCAATTGGTCGGCTAAAAGGTGATGAACTGGCACAGTACAATTTGTGGCTGGATTACCTGGACGCACTGGAAGCAGTGGACACTTCGACCGCGCCAGATACCACCTGGCCTAATCAGCCAGGATAAAGATTTGCCGCAACCATGCCGTATGCAAGAGCATGATTGCGGCCAACTGGCGAACGTTCGATAGTGCGAGTATTGAATGATTGCCAGTCACGGCGGATTGTACTTAAGCAATATGACGGTTCAAGGCGTTTAATCTGAAACCAGCCACATATCAGCCTCTTCAAACATATCCTCCAGCATGCGGTTCAGCTTTTCCCGATCGCTTTTGCTGGCATCGCTATTCAAGGCGTTCGCCTGCATCGGCTTCACCTTCACTTCTGCATCAGGGAAAATCTGGTGCACTCGCTTCGTCAACTCAGCCAGGATGATCTCTCTGGCCCCCGCCAACCCTTCAACATTACGCTTGTCATAAATCAGTTCTACGAACATACGTACTCCACTAATCACTGTTTGGATATACAGTATTTTTGCTTTGGCGGTTTTGTCTGTCAAGGCATGAACCACTTGTTTTTAAATTTTGGGGAACATACTGCTGGCGTGTTTGTTATCGATTTGCCCTGCAGGGCTGATGGGGGCTGGCGTTGACAAAAATTATGTGTGGGGCATGGATGGGGCAAAAGTGGTCTGTGAAGTTCGTTAAAGTTCGTTAATCAAGCTTTAACTCGATCTCGCTCATCCCTTGTTTCATGCGCTCCTGGACGATCTTTATCGATATTAAAAATTATGAGTTCATATTATAAAAATGTAGCGTTATTGCTATTAACTACTTGTATATAAAGATTTTTACTATGCTGAAACCATGCTTTGGGGCAGTGATGGGGCAAAGTGTGAAAGCGCCTGGTTGAGCAGAGAAACCTGTTCGGCGCTCTTCTCTGACATCCACTTTCCATACACCTTGTAAACCATCTGTGCATCTGCATGTCCCATTTGAGTTGCTATAAAGTTTGGGTTCGCACCCGCTGACAATGACCAGCACGCATAGGTATGCCGTGACTGGTACGCGTTGCGGTAACGAATACCGGCGCGCTTGATTATCGGAGCCCAAATTTTATTAATCGAATTAACCGCGTAGTGATATCCTCTTCGTGGCCCACGTTTTACGCATTGAGGGCTGAAAACGAAAGTGCATGGATGTATGACTGACTGGCCATATTCCCGCAATTTCACTTCAACCTCATACTGCCGGCCAAGGCGCGTAAGCTGGGCCTGATTCCTCAGGGCATCAACAGCGGGTTGAATGAGATAAATCACCCTGTCAGTGCCTGCGTCTGTTTTTGGCAGGGTGAACTCATCCGTCTGGGTAAGGTTGCGCTTCACAGTAATGGTCCCGGCATGCAGATCGATATCTTCCCAAGCCAAACCACACAACTCCCCATGCCTCATTCCTGTATAGACTGCAAGCGACCAGAGATTTCGCATCTGCTGATGGCCGCATGCCTGGATAAACCTGATGAACTCATCTGTCGTGAGTGGATCGGGCTCACCCTTCGCTTTCTTGAGGCGGTTAATTCCGCTAAACGGGTTTTCCTTTGCATAACCGTTATCTGCTCCAAACTGGAAGATTTCGGCCATTAACATCATGTAATTGTTCACGGTGGAGGACTTCCGGCCTTTTACCTGCGTCCGGTGGTCCTTCTTCATTACGTGAAAACCTGTCAGCAACTCCTTCCTTACATACAGCAAATCCTCAGTGGTCACAGCAGAAACCAACTTATTTTCGCCAATGCGCGGAAGCATGTTTTTTATGATGGACTCATACCGACTCATGGTGTTAGTGCTGATCTCCATTCGTTTCAGATCAGACCATTTCTCGGTAAGTTCCAGCACAGTAATTTCCTTTCTATCCTGGCCGAACCGGGCAAGATTCGGCGAGTTTGGGAATTTTTCCGCATAGTTAAAATTCCCCATCCTTATTGCAAAACAAACCGATGAACGAAGCTCTCCGGCTATCTTGCGATTTTTGGCTGTGTCAGGGACACCGAGGTTTTCCCTGACACGTTTGCCTTTGTACAGAAACCAGATGCGGAGTGAACCGCCGTGGTTTTCGACGCCTGTCGGGTATGATGCATTAGCCATTAATCCCTCCTGACGTCCAGGAGCATGGGTGAGTGTACTGCTTTTCATGCTTTCTGCGCACCTGGTTGATTTTTTTTCTGTGCCTCGATCCAAATGTCGATCGCTTTCCTGTTGTACATACATTCGCTCGAAGGTTTGGGATTACCGTCTGGTGAGATGTGCAGGTATTCGCGACCCAGCATCCAGGATTCTTTTCTGGCACGGGTGATGGTCCCGGGTTTAAGTCCAGTAACTGCAATCAAAACTCTCTCGCTAACCCAGTCATTCGGCACCAGAAGAACGACATCAGCACTGGTCTGCATGGATTTTCTCCATTTTATCGTTAGCCTGGCGAACGCATCGATCAAAGGTGGAGGAGGGTACTACTGTCCTAAGCTCATTAATGAGGAAATCGTTGTGCTGCTGGTGCAGTTGCATATTGCGGTCTTTTTCAAGTTGGCGAAGAACTGCCAGTCGAGCTGTGATGATACGACGCTTACCTTTTACGATCTTTAGTGCGTGTTCTGCTTTTTTACGCCAAACACTCCACTCACTGCTGCTATTTGATTTAGCCAACTGATCTTCAATGCTGAGCTGAGTTTCTTCAGCGATCACAAGCTGGGATAGACAGTCGTGAATTGTGTTTAGGTTTTCAGTATTGATATGTGATTTTTCCACTGTTAACCTCCGAAATTCGTCAAAAATTTGTACTCAATCAACGCCCCGAAAATAGCGGCCACTAATAACAGGCCAAACAGCATAGACAGGAGGAAAGACTTCATCGTGCTGCCTCCCGAAAAACCGCTCTGTATGCACGCAGCATGTCGCGAGATTTACCGGACAAAACTGTCTTCATGAAGAACATCCCAGTACGGGTTGCAATGATGCCCGGTGTGCAGAGCAGCGTGGCATCGACCACCCGGTTATGTTTACGGAACTCAAGCACCGTACTGGTAATAACGATGTTCGCTACGGCGCCATAGTCCTGGTATTGGATTTTCATTTTCTGTCCTTCCGTTTGCTGTATCGTTCATGGCTCATCACCTCCCAGTTCTGGCCGCCGTCTCGGGACAGCAGCCGCCAGCGGCGATTAACCCGCAGGCTCAGGTTCCCGGAGCCGTGCATACGGCATGGATGAATCCGCCTGGCTCTGAACTGGCGGAGTACATGTACCGCCTGCAGGTGTACCCACTCAGGAATTCGTATCGCTGTCAGGGCCATTGTCATTGCCTCCTGCTGGTGGGGTTACCGAGTAACCGGCGCGTTCAGCCATCCACAAAAAAGTCTCCAGCGATGCTGTAACCTCGCCGTTCTGAACTGGGCGCGCGTGGATAACCTTTCCGTTCTCGATCGTCAGCACGATATTTACTGGTTCGTGCGTGATAATTGGTATCTGATCACTCATGGCTTGTCTCCGCTGTGACTGATTTTTTCTTGGCAAACTCAACCAGCTCAGAAATGAGCTCGTCGATTAATGCCTTTCCGCTTTCTGTCAGGAACTCACCGCTGCCATTCATATCTACGGCGTTGTTGTAAATTCCTCGGATGGCTTTTACACCTTCAATATTCCCGTACTCACTGAGGATCATTTTTTCGAATCGTCTCAACAGGCCGTCAATTAGTATTTCTGTTAATTCGACTGTGTTTATTCCACCCTTAGGCATATTAATGATGATGCAGGTGCTTCCTGTTTTTCGCTGATGGCGTAATAGCGCAGATTTTAGAATTCTGTGGCGATACGTATTGATTAAGTTATTCACGTCGCTTTTCCTCTGCTTCACACCAGTACAATAAATTCGCTGAAGCATTAAGAGCCATACCTAGCAAAGAATTCTTTTGATTTGCGTTTAACTCATTATTGCTTATTACTATTTCAATAATGGTGTTGAGGTTCTCTGCCTCTAAATGAATTTCATCTATCCCAGCCGTCTTTGGGTTCCACATTTTCTATCTCCCATATGCTTTTTTTAGGTAAAGCCGCGCGATTACCTCGTAACCGCAGGACGCATAAAGGCATGCTGTTCTATATGCCGATTTATCTATAATGAAAGTCATATGAAGTGCCTCACAGCCAAAGAAGCGACAACCCTTCCGTGGATACGCATGTCTTTTTGCTCACCAGCATTAAGCGTGTAAGTTTGGTAATGGAGATTGTCAGAAATAATCTTTAATGCGCCGTTAGGCAATGGCTCTATTCGCTTAATGAACAGGCAGCTACGGCCGAAAACATCGCCCCTAAAAACATATATACCGGGTGTAAGAACACGACCTCCACAATCAACAAAAGCCACTACCTCACAGGGTTCGATAGTCGGCTGCATTGAATCACCTTCCATCCTGCAGCTCTTAACTCTGTTTCCAAAATCATTAATATTGTCAGAGCCAAATAACATTTGAGGCGCTTTAATTGGCTTATTAAAAGAAAGTGAACTTTGCATTTCATTTCCTCAAGGTGAGTTTGCATATACCCAAATAAGTGTTTGTAAATTTATTTTTTTTATTTAAAGTTTATAAGTGTCGAAGTCAGCTATGCTCTTGTTTAAATTATTCAATGTCTGGACTACCAAAGTAATTAAAGCGTGTTCTCGTTCTTCTTCAATGCTCGTCATTTTTTCTAAAAGAAGCCATAACGAACATTCACAGCACCGCACATCATGTGACCATTTTAGAATTGTGCTGCTTGTTTCTTCTTTATCTAAAGTGACGGTTTCATTATTCATTATTTATTCTCCTGCCAGCCATTCCCAATCTCTTTATTTATAACTGAAAGGTTTCTCTTTAATTGGTTAATGCAAATCTGGATAAGGGCAGCTGGTTTATAGCCAGTATCTGGATCAGATTCGGCATATTCAAGCGCGTTAACCACCCGATCAATATCCATAACTAGATTATGGATAGGACCATTTTCCGACACCAATTCTTGAGTGCTCATCTGCTTGCTCCGTTTGCTTGTTGATGACATAACAATACATAATGTATTAAATAGCGTCAATACAAAACGGATTAATCTGATGTATTATTTTTTATCTCAATGTTTATAAAGGTTTTTTTGATTGATTTCGTGGCGGGGAGCACAAAAAAAGCCGCTTTCGCGGCTTGTACATTATGGCAGGTTGGTTATTTTTGCGTCTACCACGACGCCAATAATACGGCAATTACCGTTTATAGGAATGATCGGATATTGAGGGTTCAACGGCTTAAGGAACCGTTGACCAGCATCGACAACCAGTTTTTTGAAAGTGGCTTCATTGTCTCCATCAAGCTTTGCTACAACTAATTTCCCGTTGATAGGCTCCACTTGAGGATCAACCAGTATAACCATACCTTCCGGAATGCTTAGGCCGACTGGTGATGTCATTGAATCACCTCGCACGTCCAGCCAAAATGAATCCTCTGAACATTCCACAGTTGTATCGTACCAACGGTCTATAGCCCGCTTATGATATGGCTCTACAGCTTCCATCCAATCCCCTGCACTTACCCAGCTAATTACAGGGTAGCTTCCTTTCGACTCGTTAATTCCGATGAATGTCACATTGTGATCGGCTCTGGAGTCACTGACCGTTCCATCAGCATTCACCACGAAACCTGGCATTTTAAGTATGTTAAAAATCTTTGCTATGACCTCCAGGTTGGGTTCACGTCTACCGTTCAACCAATGACCTAGCCCACCCTGGGTTATTCCTAGAGCTTCAGCTAGCTGTTCTTGAGTCATTCCGACTTCTTTCATCCTGGATTTAGCCAGGTCCTGCCATCTCTGTTTCATGTTCATGATTATTACAATCCGTATTTTTTGAACAAGTTCCATTTTGTATTATTGTTTAAAGTGTGTATAGTACGTTATGTATTATTTAGATAGGAACTATCCGAATGAGCGGAATCAAGAGCCTAAGGCTGAAAGCAAAGGTTACGCAGGGAGAATTGGCCGCATTGATTGCCAGTTCTCAGGGGGCAGTTAGCCATTACGAAACTGGTCGTCGAATCCCTGACATTGAGGTGGGGAAACGAATCGTGAGCGCTTTTAAGCAGCTAGGATATGAAACCAGTCTGGATGAGGTTTTTTCCGATGAACATACCGGAGAGCAACTTCGATAACTCAATCCTGCCGGAAACCTACTCACAAGCGGATGCCGAGTGGATTAAGCAGCAGTTATTCAGCCTGACACCCACTGCACGACAAAAAGCGCTCCAGCGTTATGCAACTGTGTATCAGGAGACGTTCGAGGCCGAACCCGTTTCGTACCGCAAGGAGAACCGGGCAAGGCATGAAGCAAACACAAGGCTTCGCCTGTTTGTGAGAAATCAGGGCAGAGCTTTACAGGGGTATACCGCCGAACCTCCCCTGGCTGGAACGCGACAGCGCTCCTGATTGTTTCGGGTTTAAAGGTACCCGAACAGAAGCAGGCTTAAAGGTGCCTGTTCAGGTTGGCAACCAACTGACCCAACTCCTCATGTGTACTAGAGAAGTAGTACGTTTTTATGGGGAAGAGGGAAAGGGGGGTAAGGGGGGATTGGG